GTACGTCATCTCCATTATGTATTGACACAATAGGAGTATCTTTCGTTAGTATCTTAATATAAACATGATTAAGTATCGTATTAATAAAAGTAGTTAACCGCCATCCTGATAGCAAAGTTCCATTTATAGCATACTCTTCATCACCATTAAATATTCTCCCTCGCTTTACAGACTCTATAACCCAGTTCAGAGCCTCCACCTGTTGTTTGTCCAACTTGTCAGAAAAAACAAGAGCATATGCTTTAAGCACATCACTCATATTATTCAATGAATGTTGAGAATTAAAATCTTCAAAGTCAAAACAAAAAGGCACTCCATTTTTGAGAGTCTCCTGTACTCTCTTTTTAACTATGTCTTCCCTGGCAGCTCTGCCAACAGGAAAGACCGGTTCAAGTAACTCTTCACATTTATACAGAGCGAAATTAGTCATTACAAAATTGGTAAAATCAACACCATATATCGCTCTTTGTTTGCCCCATTCATATTTAACTGATGACCACGCCACGATTTCAGGTGTACGATTAGCCATATGTTCAAATTCGTAATAAGGCATTTTTGCTACTGCAAATAGCTTATTACGTAGAGTAGGTTCATGAGCCCTATATGTCTGATCTTCTTTATATTGAGAATGATACGCCCCAGTAGGTGCCCAGCCCCACCTAGATTTCCAGAATTTCTTCCAATTAGTACGAAGAGGCTTGCTCCCGCGCTGTTTGAGTCTACGAAACAATTTAACAGATTCTGTAAAGACTTCGGCCTGCGGAAGCTTGTTCAGATTAGGTTTTACTCTATGATCACGTTCGGCTTGCCAATCTACTGCACCAACCCCTCTGTTAACTAACACCTCCAATTCAAAGAATTGTTCGAGATCATAACACACTAGATTCTGTAAGGCTTTCAACCTTAGAGAAAAATTGGTTTTGATCTTTTTAACAAAATCTTCTATACTTGAAAACTGCCAATCCCAGATTCCGGATATGGAACTTAGATTGTGATTGGTTTTAGATAACATCATGGCCCAACATATGATACCAACGAACATCGCCTCATGCATACCTAATTGTGCCAATCTTTCCAACATCGGAAAAAGGTAACCCACTTTAGCCTGAAGTCTGTCTTTGCCATAACGCCTTAGATCGTTCATAGTTACATGTCTAAGATGATTCGCTGAAACCTTAAGCTTAGGAGGAAAAGAAGTACCGGCAAACCAGCTGTCGATAATCGGTGTCCGTTTATAAGACCTGCGTTTAATCGACGACCGTGTGATATAAAAGGCCCACCTCACTATATCTTGTTGTGAGACAAGGCCATACGGAAATAAACCAGGTCCGTACTGCAAACGAGAGATCCGTAAAAGAGTGTCTTTCTTCAATGAGCGTAAATCAGTGTCATTTTTTATATACATACAAGTTGCATTTAGTTTTTCAAAATAAATACAATTCACATATACCGTACTATCTCCAAAGTTGAAATGCATATAGCCTTCAAATTTAGCATTCCTGAATATATCAAATAAAAGGAGACCAGCTTCATCATATAAACATTCATTGAGACACCCGGCCTCGTCTTTTATCAGATACAATGGCACTGCCGTTATATCTGAGGTTCTTGTATATCGAGTTGCCCCGTATCCTCCAGTTGCACTGGTTGTTCGTAGTTTAATACTTGTATATTGTCTGGCATTGGCACCCCTGCCTCTATCACGTCCAAACGAAAATCCGACTGGTTGATGTCGTACTCACCCACCACGGCAGCAACATAGTTTTCAAACTTTTGGACCTGTAGTTTGATAGATCGTACTAATGTAACATTGGTATCATTATAGGCACAAGGTAGGTCTTTGTAGTCAGGAGTCTGTTGGGCTATTGTCTGCTCTCTAGTCCAGTAAGCACTTACCGAGTATTTGTACAACATGTCAGGGCAAAATCCAAACACTCTATTACGCATATTATACGAGCCTATAATGTAGGATTTAGGTGAAGGCAGGCCTAAAGGTGCAACAGGCGGTACGGCTACTGAGACATCATTTGCTGCATATATTGTGTGCCGACCATTTCTAGCAGGATGTATATACTCGAGGTCGTAACCGTTCCATCTACATATTACACCTAGTGCCCATAAATCGTTATAGTTTAAAGCTCTCCTTTTTGAACCGTACTCTTGTAATGTCACCGCTGCATTACTAGTGAATGAACTAGCATACGGCGTGGACCTTATCAATGAACCCGCTAACCCGGTTATTAACCCTAGACCACCGGGTGTGACCAGGTTGTCAAAAATGATGTCCTGGTTTTCAACTTCATATTTATATTCTTCTAGGTGTGGGATGTTTAGGGTACCAAATTTAATTCTAGTCTGGTATTGCGACTCTAGCCCACCGGTTACTAGAGTAGCAACATCTCTTATAAAAGGTTTAGGTACCGCTCTCCCTATCATAGCAGAATATATTGCATCAGCACGCTGAAACGGGCTG